GAAGCTGACCAGTACTAATCGCCCGTCCAAGTTCCACTTCGGCATACTGGAGAAACCTTTAGGACGCAGATCAGTGTTAAAGATGTGGGCAAAAGACAAGGATAAACTTATTGAGTATATTTCTAAAAAGTGTGACGCGGAGCAAGTTTGCATAGATAATACGTTAACTATGATAAAGTATAATATGACTCTTTATGGAGCAGGAGTACATGAAATCCTACCAGTGGAAGGAGAGTCCTTGAGAGATGCTCAAAAGAGATTTCTCTTGGATTTTTCTAAGACTCATGTGATGGAAAATGTGGCTGGTAAGATTAAAATAATGCCTAAAGGGTCAGAAATGGCTAAATATCCTAGGTTGATGCAACATATGATAATGTCAGCAAATGTTATGCCTTTGACTATACGAAATTGGCCTCAAGAATGGTTACCAACTGCAATGGAGAAGAGAAAGTTAGACCCTACTCATGTTGCTATAATTCAAGATGTGGATAATTTTCAGATGAATTGGCATTTATCAGGTGATCAGATTCATATCTCAGATTTTAAGTATTTAACGCCTTATGATTATTGGGTGACTCATGAACATAGGCCTGATACAATAGTTCCGAAATTGTCAATTCTTTGTTTGAGAAAGATATCTATGTATTCGTTGGCGTATGGAGGGAATTCACAATTTCCAAATGTTGCGGATGCGTGTTATAATCCTTTGATGGGGTTGCCAAAAAGACTTTTAAAAATGTTTAAGACCCATACTAGTTTTAGTTCAGGTTATAATTTTAACGATACATTGTGTGCTATGAAATTTTATTATACTTATTGTGTGGAATTGATAAAGGTACCTTTCACTATAACAAAAGATGACTTTGATTGTTGGAAGCCAGGTCCTGCGAAAGCTTCATTGCGTAAGTATGAGACCTTTTTTAATCGTACGGTAGATGATGTACCTGTAAAATTTACTCAGAGACCAACTAAGAAACAGATAGGCCATGTTATTCATGCAGAGGTCTTGGCGGCATTAGATTTAGCAGCAGAGAAAACTAAAGATGGTGAGATACCAATTAATAAATCAGAGTTGAAGAGACATGTTACACAGTTAGCACTTAAATTTCAAAGATTGTCAGGAATTGATGAAGGTAATTTGAGTGCAGAGACTTTGGAAAAGATAGGTACAAAAGCTCGTTTGTTTTTTATGAGTGCAGATTCAGCTTTGCATATTTTGTTTAAGTGTCGTCATCAAGAACGTACTTATGCACCTGATTGTTTTCAGATTCATACGCATGGTATAATATCTTCTATATTAGCTCGTAATAACACAATACATATAGACATAGGATCAAAATGGATAGATGGAGGTGGGTATTGTAAGTTTTTACAGCTTATGGGAGATAGTATGGATAAATATGTTGAGATAGAGACAGGAATAAATGATGCTAGTTGGATAAATAAGACATATGAATTTAAAGAACATGGTGATATGATGTGTGCGGATTTTGATATAGAAACTTTAGATTTGAATATTTCCGCAGTTATGTTAATGTTGTATATGTTGGCAGGTCAATTGTGGTACATTAAAGATATGAGGAGTCATGCGTATAGAATATATATGTATCTTTTAGAAGGATGTGCTGAGCAATTGGCTGGAAAAGTAGTAACGTGGCTTAAAGATTTTATAATGTTGATAGGAGTGATGCCTTCAGGTAGTCTTGAAACTAGTCATGGTGACTCGTGGATCGTGGGGGTGTTAATGTACTTGACGTTTATATTTTATACAATGAGAACATCCGTAGTCGATGATCGTAAGAAAATTTGGCAGATGCTTTGTCTTAGAAGATTAGTTGCATTGATAACAGGAGATGATAGTTTATATGCTTACCCTAGAGATATGGATGATTTGATAGGAGTAGACCAGTTTTGTATTTTTTGTGAAAATGTTTTCAGGTTGAAGTTCAAATCTAAAAATAAATATTTTTCCTTGATAACCTATTTGAGAGTTCGTAATTCGTTAGTTGTTGGTTATGTTTATAAAGGACCAGTTTATTTGAAGAGGAGATTTATTTTGGCTTCTAATTTTAATCTGAATTTAATTGAGAAAAATATTGCTATAGTAGTGCCGTGGAGACCGTTTGAGCAATATAAATGGCGAATGGCTATACCTAAAGATAATTCTGACCCATTTTATAAGCAATTGCCTAGGTATGTGGGGCTTGTTTATGATACTTTAGGTGTGGAACCTCAAGCCTATTATGCAATGAAATTTGGTTATGAAAAGACTTATATAAAGGCTTTAACATTATTTTCTCCTGATGAATTGGCTAAGAGATTGCAAGAGTGGATAGCGGAAGACAAAAAATATTTATATAAAATTGGTATGTCAGGCCAGCCGTATACATTTCCTAGCAGACGTGAATTGTTGAAAAGAAATATATTTGATAGAGATGCACATAGACCTCCTCATGGTCCGATATCTTGGCAAATGTGGGCAAAGGGGGGCGTCGATTTAGGTTACATGACCTAAGAATACTACACACCAAACTTGATGCGGTGTAATCTGTGAAGAGCATATAGAATTATTCGCTCGTAGATTATAGTAGTAAT